TGCATACTTGGTATTGCGTACACTTCTTTATATCTTTACTTTGACTATAGAGTACAAGTAAGACAGAAAGAATTTGAAAAGCGAGTAGATAATTTTAAGAAAAATCAAGATGAACAGAAATAGTAATAACAATACCTACACAAATGTTGTGAAGGATGAAACCAAAATTAAAGAAAACTTAGCAAGATTTCTGCATTCGTTGGGGTACTCTAAAGAGGGTATCGCAACGATGATGGAATTAAGTATAAGTAGAATTAACGAATATTTAAAGTAAGATGAAGAAAACTGATGAACTAATTAAGGAAGTAGCAAGAGAGGTAGTAATGTTGCTACTGGAAAAGAACAAAGCATATGGAGATACTGCCAATGATCCTCCAAAAATATTTTCAAAGCTTTCAGCGAAGGAAGGTATTCTTGCACGAATAGATGATAAACTTAGTAGAATAAAGACAATGGGACTCAACGATAAAACTGAGGATACAATGTTAGATCTAATTGGCTACCTCATACTATATAGGGTACAATGCAGAAAGGAAGAAAATAAAAAAGTATAAACAAGTCTTGCTAAAGTTATATTAAAATTGTACATTAGCAGACTAATCAAATCAAATCAAATGAAGAAGGAAGTATTCAATAGATATGCTCACGCAATAGCAGAGCAGTTTCATCTATCACTCGACCAAATGTTCGATAAAACACGAAGAAGAGATTGTGTAGATGCACGACAAATGCTTTACTATCTCTGCATGGAAAGACCAATTAGAATATCTTATATTCAAAGATTTATGGAGGACAATGGACACTCTGTCACACACTCCACAATCATTCACGGATACAAGAAAGCAAAGCAACTTATAGATAGTGATGCTGATTTTAAGGACTTGGTCAAAGAAATCAGCGATGTATAGCATAGAAGACATATATCAAGAAGCAGTAACCGACAGATCAACCATCAAAACTTATTCTGACAACAAAGAAACTTTGATTAAGTTAGGTGTAATGATTAGGAAGTTTCCCAATAAGATAGAATTAATAAACTGCCATAAAGGTGGTGATTACTTTTCCAGCGTTGAGGATCACGAGATGAAAATCTTTACTCAAAACGGATGGAAGAGAGGTGTTTTGATATTTTCAATGCACACATATAAGCGTAAGCTTAATATGATAGAATTTAGAATACAACAAGAGATGAACTCAAGAAAGAACGATAAGTTTATTAAAGGGCTTAAAGTTCAAAGAGAGAAGATATTGAATAAGTATTCTGATAGACAACAACAATTAACAAAATTAAATTAAAATGGAAAAAAACAATTTCAAAAAGTTATCTGCAATAGATATTAAAAATCTTGTAGAGAAGAAGGGAAAATTTAGCTATTTGTCTTGGGCAAGTGCTTGGAGTTTAATCAAGGAGCAACATCCTTCTGCTCAGCGTATTGTGTACGAAAGTGAGCATACTGGATTGAATTACTTTACAGATGGTAATTCAGCCTATGTAAAGGTAGGAATTATTATTGATGGATTAGAACACATTGATTACCTACCGATTATGGACTTTCGTAACAACTCAATTAAGATTGACAAGGTTACCTCAATGGATGTCAATACTGCAATTCAAAGGTCTACTGCCAAAGCTATAGCAATGCACGGATTAGGATTGTCATTATGGATAGGCGAGGATTTGAATAAGACTATCTCTCAGCCAACTGCTCCAGCAAAAGCAAAGCCAAAGGTTATTACAAGTATGGAGTTAAACATTGGAGATGATAACTGGGATAAAGTTATCAAATACATTGTAGATAATAAAGAACTTGGCTTACCTAAGATTGTTAAGAATCTTGAGGTTAAGTACAAGATCAAGGCGAATGTCAAGAAAGAACTTTCAAAACATATCTAATGGAAGATGTATTGAAAAAGTTAGAGAGTGACTCTAACTACTATGGAGATTTCGGTAAGCAGTGGCTATCTAATTCTGACATCATTACACTACTTAATGATCCTAAGAACTTTAGAAAGCAAAAGGAGATGACTAAACCAATGTTACTTGGTAGGTATTTCCACACTGCTATACTCGAACCTCATAAGGTACATTCAGATGAGTTTAATTGTGTTGATGTAGCAAGTAGAAACACCAAGAAATACAAAGAAGTCGTTGATAGCTACAAGCTACCGATGATGATGCTTAGTAAGGAAAAGGTAGCTATGGATAAAGCAATAGCATCAATGAAAAACAATCTTGAATTTTATGATGCCATCTACGATGACTCTAATCAATATGAAGTTCCAGCAGTACAAGAGATTATGGGAGTTCAATGGAAGGGTAAGGCAGATATAGTTGCAGAAGACATTTTAATAGATCTTAAGACAACATCTAACATCAAGGAGTTCAAGTATTCAGCAAGAAAGTATAACTACGATAGCCAAGCTTATATCTATCAGCAGTTGTTTGATAAGCCATTAGTGTTTTATGTGGTTGATAAGACCACCCTACAATTAGGCGTGTATTATCCCTCAGATCAGTTCTTAAACAATGGAAAGGATAAGGTAGAGAGGGCAGTCGAAATTTATAATCAGTTCTTTATTGAGAACGCAATAGATAGTATAGATGATTACATTCATAGAGAAACTCTTTAAGAGAGAAGAAGAAAGTGCAGTGTGGTTGAAAGTTCCAACCAACCTTACTACACGAGCCGATGCATTAGATTGCTATGAGGCATTAACTGAAAAGTTGGAACAAATCTTATTAAATAAATAATTATGGCAGACAAAATTTATGTCGGAAATGGGAAGTCCAAGTTTGATGGACAACAAGTGGCAGTTAGCTTATGCTTAACTGATTTACCAAGCGAACATATCTTCGAGTACAATGGAAAGAAGTATATCAAGCTACTGGTACAAGAAAAGCGTGAAGCTGATGAGTATGGGAAAACTCACTATGTCGCAGTTGATACTTGGAAGCCTGAACCAAAGAAAGAAACGGCAGCAGCTCAAGAAGATGCAGACCTACCTTTCTAAATGGTTGAAGATAATGAAGAGGGACTTCGTGTCCCTTTTCTTTTCTTTTATGTCTGTTAATATGACAAAAAGAAATCTCCACTATATATTTATATATATATATATTATACTAACAATACTCTATTACTATATATTTATTTTATTTTTAACATTTTAACATAAAAAAATATAAATAACTAATATAGAGATAGTTAGGTAAAATTAAATTAACATTAAATCAACATCAATAAAATGGAAATTACAATATTCAAGGATATTAAGGATACATCTCAGCCTTTCTTTAGAAATATAGATGTAGTTCTTGATAGAATTAAGCAAGGTTCCTCCAAAGACTTGGTAAAGCAGATAAGAGAGGAGAAGGATAAATTAAAAAGAAATACACTTAAGCAATCACTACCAGCAATATGTTTTAGTGGTAAGTTCTCAAAGCGTAGTGACAATCACATTACTGAGCATAGTGGTTTTATATGCTTGGACTTTGATGGGTACAAGACTAAGAAGGATCTATTGGAGGAGAAGGAAAGGCTATCAAAAGACAAGTACATTTACTCAGTGTTTATTTCTCCAAGTGGCAAGGGGCTGAAGGCATTGGTTAAGATACCTACAGATAAAGATAATCACAAGAATTATTTTAATTCACTTGAATCTTACTTTGATAGCGAGTACTTTGATACTACATCAAAAAACATTTCAAGAGTTTGCTATGAGTCTTACGACCCTCTGATTCACATCAACGAGTTGTCAAATACTTGGGACACTTTAAGCGAAAAAGATTATGTGGAGGTTGTAAAGCATAGAGACATACCTACTATTCCAATTACAGATGAGAACAAGATAATAGATATACTTGTAAAGTGGTGGGAGAAAAAGTACGGTCTAAAAACTGGTGAGAGAAATCAAAATGTGTACATATTGGCGGCAGCCTTTAATGACTTTGGTGTAAACCAAACCCTCGCTGAGTATGTTATGTCTAACTACTCAAGTGAAGACTTTCCTGATAGCGAGATCAAAAGAACTATCGAGTCTGCTTACTCGCAGAAACAAAACTTTGGCACTAAGTACTACGAGGATGAGGAGAAGGTAAACCAAGTAAAGCAAAAGATTCGTAGAGGTTTATCTAAAAAAGAGATAAAGATTCAGCTTGAAGAAACAAACATAGATGTGGACAATGTTGATTATGTTCTTGATAGACTTGAGGAAGAGCAATCCAACTATAAATTTTGGACTAAGAGTGACAAAGGAGTCATCAAGATAGTTCACATATTATTCAAGCAATTCTTGGAGGACAATGGTTTCTACAAGTTTAATCCACAAGGAAGCAAGAACTATGTCTTCGTAAAGGTTACAAATAATCTTATTGACCACACCTCAGAGAAGGAGATAAAGGATTTTATATTGGAATACCTATTGCAAGAGGAGGATACAAGCATTTATAATTACTTTGCTGAGCACACAAGATATTTCAGAGAGGAATTTCTTACACTACTGGCATCTATTGATGTTTACTTTATTGAAGACTCTCAGAGCACTGCCTATCTATACTACAAGAATTGTGCCGTTAAGGTTACTAAAGATTCTATACTTCCTATAGACTACATTGATCTTGGTGGATATGTTTGGAAGGACCATGTAATAGACAGAACATTTACTATATGCGATGTAATTGATTGCGACTTTAAAACATTTGTTGAGAACATAGCAGGGAACCAAGAAAAAAGAATAAGGTCTATGTTTTCTACTATGGGATATATGTTACACGCATACAAGAATCTATCGTACTGCCCAGCAGTAATACTAAACGATGAGGTAATCTCAGAGACTGGAGATCCTGAAGGTGGAACTGGTAAGGGCTTGTTTATGAAGGGGTTATCTCAGATGAAGAAGTTAGTTGTCATTGATGGTAAAGCATTTAACTTTGAGAAATCGTTTGCTTATCAGTTGGTATCAGCCGATACTCAGTTGCTATGCTTTGATGATGTAAAGAAACACTTTGACTTTGAGAGATTGTTCTCTGTTGTTACAGAGGGGTTGACTCTTGAGAAGAAGAATAAAGATGCCATCAAGATACCATTTAGTAAATCACCTAAGATTGCTATCACTACGAACTACGCAATCAAGGGAAGTGGTAATTCATTTGTAAGAAGAAAGTGGGAATTAGAATTATCTCAGCACTACACCAAGGAGTTTACACCATTGGTAGAGTTTGGGAAACATTTCTTTGGAGAGTGGGATGAGAATGAGTGGTGTCAGTTTGATAACTTTATGATTTCTTGCCTTCAACTTTATTTAGATAGTGGATTGCTCAAGGCTAACCTTGTTAACCAAGCGCTGAAATCATTTATGAGTAGCACCTCTAATGACTTTGCAGAATGGTGTGGTGTGTTTGGAAATACAAACGAACTACTAAGACATAACGATGTGCTTCATGTCAATAAACTATACTTTGATTTTACAGAAGAGTATCCAGACTATGCTCCAAGATCAAAGTTTACTTGGTCAAGACAATACTTCTTCAAGTGCTTAGTGGAATATAGCAAATACAAGTATAAGTGTACACCAGTAAGTGGTAGAGATTCTGTTGGTAAATGGATTAAGTTTGTCAACAAGTCTCACTATAACAAGCAAACATCAATAGAGTTATGATAGAGTTTAGAGATTATCAAAAGGATATCATAGCAAGAGGTACGGAAATTATCCGTACGCATAGGTTCTTGTACTTAGCTATGGAGGTAAGGACTGGTAAAACCCTAACGAGTTTAGGGATATGCTCAGAACTAAAACCTAAGAAGGTTTTATTTATTACTAAGAAGAAAGCCATATCAAGTATTGAATCAGATTACAATCTGCTTAACCCAAACTTTAAATTAACTGTAATTAACTACGAGTCAATGCACAAGCTTGACAAGAAGGGATGGGATATAATTATAGCAGATGAGGCTCACGGTATGGGTGCTTTCCCTAAGCCAAGTGGTCGTGCGAAAAAGTTTAAGGATTTTGTTTTTCATTCTAACCCTTATATCATTTTGCTTAGCGGAACACCTACGCCTGAAGCCTACTCACAAATGTATCACCAAGTGTATTGTATACCTAACAATCCTTTTAGAAAGTTCAAGAACTTCTACCAGTTTGCTCATCAGTATGTGAGTGTTACTAAGATAAAGGTTGGAGGTATGTATGTTAATGATTACTCTCGTGGATCAGAAAAGATACTCGATGTGATGAAACCATACACCATAAGCTATAGTCAAAAGGACGCTGGGTTTGTTACTAAGACCACAGAGACCATCTTAGAGGTTGATATGGAGAAAGAGACCTATGAGATAATTAAGGTTCTTAAAAAGGATTTAGTTGTGGAAGGAGACAGCGAGGTTATACTTGCTGACACTTCTGTAAAGCTAATGACTAAGGTTCATCAGTTGTGCAGCGGCACTATCAAGTTTGAGAGTGGCAACTCAATGGTGCTTGATACCAGTAAGGCTTGGTACATCAAGGAAAAATTTGAAGGTAAGAAGATAGGAATATTCTATAAGTTCAAGGAAGAACTTAACGCTTTGAAAGAGGTGTTCGGTGATGACATATGCACTGACTTAGAGTGTTTTAATTCTACCGATAAGAACATCGCCCTTCAAATTGTTAGTGGTCGTGAGGGAATATCTTTACGACAAGCTGATGCTTTAGTTTACTACAACATAGACTTCAGTGCTACAAGTTACTGGCAGTCAAGGGATAGGATGACAACTAAGGACAGATTAAAGAATGATGTATACTGGATATTCAGTAAGGGCGGTATTGAGAAAGATATATACAAGGCTGTCATCAAGAAGAAGGATTATACACTAAGACATTTCAAGAGAGATTTATTAACTTTGT